CGCCTTGACCATCTCCATACGAATGGACTTCGTCGGCTCCTTCATACCCCCCTTGGCATAATAACCGCCGCTGGCCATCTCTACGCGAGAGGCCTTCATCGGCTCCTTCATACCCCCCTTGGCATAATACCCACCGCTGGCCATCTCGGTCATCTTCTGCCCAACCGTCGTCGTGGGGCCGCCGTGGCTGTAATTGCAAGGCTTTTTGCTGAAATCAAAGTTCTTAACGTACATCGAGGGTTTAGCCATTTTTGTTCCCCTTAAACGGTTGCATAGGTTTTGATGCACTCGACCACAATCGTGTACATGTCGCCCGAGGATGCGTCAGATGTCGTGAAGGCCACGTTCCCCGTCTTCCCCGCACCAGCGTTGTTGGTCAACCCGCCGAAATCAGAGAAGTCCGTGAAGTAGCTTACATTTTGCGGGATCATCCACGTGAGCAAATCAGTCGTCGCGTCCCACAGAATGCGAACCTGCAGGCCGTGGGTGTTGGCCCAGATCTTGTTGATCTTCACACCATTGCAAGCAAACCCAGCGGCGCTAGCCGCAAGGCCAGAAACAATTATCTTATTGACGGCAGCCTCGCCCGTTCCATCAGAAATGTTTGTAAATTTCTGAATAACAAGACGTTCGCCGTCAAGCAGCGTCTGCGTGGCTACTGTATCTGCCATGTCTGGCTCCTGTGAAAGTGAGAGTCGGAGATCTCACTAATTAGGCAGTACGTGTGAACACGTAAGCCGTTGCACTGGAGAACATGAGAGTGTAGCGCGCAAGCCCAGTTACGCCGGCAGCAACAGTCAGATCACCAAAACTGCCTGGGGTGTCAACACCTGCGGTGGACAGAATACCGTTGACCGCCGCAACAATACTTACCGCGCTCGCGCCGCCAGTGTTGTCAATGTAGAGGTCAAAAATAGTGCCCTTGGCGGCACTCAGAGCCGCGCCAAGCAGCGTGCCCGTAGGAAGAGTGATAGCGGTCGCAGCAACAGAAGTTGAGGTAATATAGCCAATCGCTACCTGCGCCGCAGTTGCAGTTGCAGTGGCGTTAATCGCGACAGTCGTGGCGTGCGTGATGCTGCCCGATCCCGCGACGTTGCCAGTGAGCACGCCGATAAACCCATTGGTCGAGGTAACCGGGCCGGAGAATGTCGTCGAAGCCATTGTAGTGTCCTCACATGCGAGTTAAGCGCATCAGTCTGCATGTCGTCAGCCGGGACTGTCTGATGCACCGGTTTAACCCGGTAAAGATTACCCCCGCCCTAGGGGGAACCAGGGCGGGGGGTAGAAGGTCAAATTCCCGCAGTGCCGTAGAGGCCGCGCGGGTCAGTCCAACCAACAGTGTAACGCTCGGTTGCCTTGTAGCGCATGGAGTCGGTTTCGAAATCGCCCTCCATGCTCTTCTCAAGAGAGCGACGCATCAGCAGCTTCAAGCCTTCCGGAGCATCAGTCTGCACCCACCAAGCGGTGGTCGAGGTGATGCGCGAAAGGTTCGCCTGCCCCTTAGACAGCAGACCCATCGACTTGATGGGGTTGATGTCATTGTCAGCAGTGCCCGTGCGGAGAACGCTCTTGAGGAGCACCTCAGCCTGGAACACATTCGACGGCCCAGCCACAATCTGGGTCGGGTTCAGACGAATACGCTTGCCGTTGTTGTCAACAGCGTTGCGGATCTGAACAAGCAACTGCTCCAGCGAAGTCTGAGACAGCGCAGCAGCCGTTGTGAGCTGGTTGCTGAAGGTGCCACTGACAATCGGATGGCTGGTGGAAACCAGAGACACGCCGTCGCCGCCCGTATACGCACTGTTAAAAGCGCGGTTCAGGACGTTCGCGGAGAGCGTCTCCTTCGTCTCAATCAGCGACTGCGCCAAGTGCTTGGCGTAGGTCTGGCCGATACGAATGTGATCGCCATCCTCAACAAGAACCTTGGTCAGCGCAAAGGCAAGACCGTAGACCTTGTAGAGGTAACGCTGGAGGAACAGCACGCCGCCGGACTGGTAGCTGACTGCCATGCCATCAGGGAGTTCCGGCGCAGCACCAAAGCCGTAAAGCACCGGCTCTTCGTGGTAATTGCGGGGAATGCCCTTCTGCTCACGGAAGACCATCTTCCATTCGTCAGAACGCAGATCGTAAACACCATCAAAAACTTCGTTCAGGATGGGCTCAACTACCGACCGAAAGTCGGTACTACGCATAGGAGTAGCCATAGCTTATGCCTCCCTTAAACTGAGTTCACGGCTGCTTTGTAGTGGTGCTCGTTAATACGAACGGTGACCACAACAAAAGCATCGGTGAGGGAATCAGTGATGTTGCCCTGGAACCCAGTAATCTGGAACTGACCAGACGTAGCCTGAATTACCGAAAGGACAGTGGTGGACAAGCCCGTTGCGGTGGAACCACCGGGCGAAGCAACAGTCCAATCACATTCCTCACCAACAGCCGTCTGAACGGTATCAGTGCCGGGAGTGCCGGGGTTGGCATACTGCACGTCAAACAGAGTCTCGGGATCGTCGTATACGTAGGCGTTGATATACGTGCCCGTGGTGCCGCCAGGCCAGAACGGCGAGATGCTGGGCTTGCCGGTGGCGTCAATATACTCAACACCTGCAAAGATGCCGAGCAGGGCAATGCCGTCTACAGTGCCCGAGCGGGTGCCGTCAGAAGTGCCGAGCTGGATCGTGCCAGCGTCAACAAGCTTCACAGGGTCTCCAGCAAAGATTGACACAGCATACGCGCTGGCGATGACGTAGGCTTTCGGACGAATCTGGCCACTGTTGTGGAAAGAAGCTCGAAAGCCAAAAGGTGCGCTAGTCGATGACATAGTGGCTCCTATTGGATTGAGGGGTGATCAGGACAGCTCAAATTGAGCGTCCCGGCGCTGCCCAATCTCCATATTGCCATCGCCCATTGTTAACCGCGACTTCGAGGATTTAGCCTGCTGTTCAAGGAACTCTGCGGTGTCGGTGAGTTTCTCCTCCTCACGCAGAGGGGCGTCATGGTGCGCTTCTGTCATATACCTCTCGTAAAGAGAGATCGGCAGCTTGAATGCAAGCATCTCGTTCACCCCGATAAAGCCTTGCCAATCACCGGTCTTCAGTGTGGCATATTCCCAGCCGGGAACGTCTTCCGGCTTTACAGGCTCATAGCCCAGACGAATCCTCGTCTGGATGGAATCACGGGGATTAGTCGTGGTCAGCCAGCACATGTGCCAGCCGGCAATCCTAGGCAAGTCCGGTAGAGAGGACTGGAAAAATTGTTGACGAAACATTGCAACTCGCTCGTCGTCAGAAATATCGCGATTTTCAGTCACAGCGCGATCTTTCATCGCGCGGTTTTCGCGTTCTACGCCTGCAAGTTTTTTAAACCGTTCGTCGTTCATATCTCGCTCCCTTCAGCGATTAGAAGATGTATAAGTTAGCCAAAAGCAAAATGCAACGAGCTTCATGCCTTGTTGGCTCTGTCGTATTCCCTGTAACGCTTGGCGTACTTATCCCGCAGGACAGGGTCATCCCAAACGCCAGCCTCAATCAACGCCTGCTTGCGCTCTCGGCTCAAAAAGAACTCTTTACTGGTGCTGGTTAAGCCGTTGTCCCTGCCAGAGCTTATAGCCGGACCGCCCCTAGGCGAACGCGATTGAGTTGACTCTTTGCCAAACCGCTCCGGCAATCGCCTTGCAGACCTTGCCCGCAACTCGTCCCAATACTCTTCAGTCTGAGGATTGAAGCCGTCCTTGTTCAGGCTACTGTCGATCGCAAGCACGATGGCCGAATCTTCATCACGCCCCTGAGCATCATACCAAGGGTTCTCCTTGATGAACTCCCTAGCGTAATGCATCGTGGCATCGTCAAGCGTTGGTTGCGGCGCTGGACGGTTTTCGGCGTTCTGCTTTACGTAATTAAGCTGCTGCGCCCTGGCAATGGCCTGGTCTCGGTAACGCATCGCCTGCGTGACGTCTGAACCATTACCAGACTCAATTGCCTTTGCAATAACGCGCTCCGCAAGACTCACGTCTTGCGTGGATTTAGCAATCTGAGCGTCAATGCCATTCAAATCAGCCTGATGGGATCGCTGCTCTTGCGCAGACACACGGCGCTCAAGGTCCTCGTTGCGCTTGCGCAGAAAGTCTAGCTCAACCTTATCCCGCGTAATTGCCTTGCCGCGGCGGTCTTTGCGTTCCAGCTTTTCATGGCGACGGCGCTCTCGAATTGCTGCACGCTCGCCATCGTTCTCGTCAGAACTAGACTGAACCCGTTCATCATCGGCCCTATTGTCTTCGGACTCTTGGTCCTCGTCAATAATTACCAGCTTCTCTTTATCGTCGTCTTTGGGGTCGTCGGTTTCTTTCAACACGTCAGACATATCTCATCTCCTTTCAGATGAATGCCTTAACCGAAAGCGGGTCAACAGACACCCCGCCAAGAAGGTCAAGGTCGTTGAACAGAACAAACATGGCGCTGACATCATCGCCCGTAACCCCTTTGGGGCCAGGGACAGGAACTTCCCACCTGTCCCCACCATACTTGGGAACACGAACAAATTGCCCAATCGAACACCACTCCCCCTCAGGCCATCCCTCCAAGGTTGTCCTGTTCTTGAACGCAACCGGACCCAACGCAACAATCTTGGCAACCTGAGTGTTCCACTTTTCAGTGTCCTGGTCGCCCGTAGAGAAAATAATTCCCCCTTTTGATACCTTGCGCGGTGTTCGAATCTGCACCAGAACGCGGCTTCCGAAAGGCCGAACACCTGCATCTACTGCCGGAAAGGCCTCTGCCAACGCGTTCTCATAAATCTCTTTCGCCATATTTATCCTCGTTTACCAAGTTAAGAAGCAAATTAATCGCTGCCTCGTAGCCCTCTACAACGCCCACACGATGCCCATACTCAAAGGCATCGCGGTTCTGTGGGCGTTTTAACGCCTCAAAAGCAAACTCTTGTTGAGCTGCTTTAAGACGGTTCAGAAGCAGCGTCTCAAAGTTCACGGATTAGGCTTTGAGTATGGTGGATCCTTCAGAAGGCTCTGGCCGTCAACCTTCAGGCCCGCAGCCAAGCGGTGCTTCTGCTTCACCTCCGGGTTGTCAAGAGACACGAGTTCAGCCGTTAGCTTATCAGCCATCACACTCTCCTATTTAACGGGAACCTGGATTGATGCCCGTTCCGGTTGAGACGGCGAACTTTTCCCCCGTCGCAATTTCAAGCTGAGCCAGATCAAACGCTGTTTGATTGTCAGCGGTGTTCATGCGCTCACGAACCGTAAGATCAACCTCAGTGCGCTGGTTCTCACCCTGCTGGCGCATCTGCTCTTTAACTAGGTCCGACTCAAGCTTCTTCTGGTTTTCAACCATCTCGGCTTGCTTAATCTGGGCCTCTTGCTGAGCCTTAGCCTGTTCAATCTGCAAGCGAGCTTGATCGTTCTGCAAGCGCGCCTGATCGTTCTGTGCACGCTGTTGCAGGGCTTGGCCCTGAAGCTGTGCGTTAAGCTGAGCAATCTGCACGTTGCTGTCGGGCGGCAGTTGGGGCTGAGGCTTGAACTGCTGCGCAGCCTGATCAATCTGCGCCAGCTCTTGGCCAAACTGACCCATCTGCTGCTCAATAAACTCCTGCACCCTTATGATCACCCGCGCCTGCTCATTGCCGTCGTTCTTAATCAGCTTCTCCTTCTGCGCCAGATCAACAGCGTTGTGCGCCTCCACAAGGTAGTAATTTAGCAAGTGATCACGCAAATGCGTGGCAATCGGATACATGTATGTCCGAGCAATTACAGGATTGCTGCCAAACATTGGCGACTTGAGAAACGCCATGTGCGTCATAATGTGCGCTACGTGATCCTGAGTCGGCAGAACGTATATCGGCCGCCCCATGGTTGCTGCGATATTCTCCGACACCGGATCCATGTTTTCGCTGCCAGGCTTTGGCTGCAAAACATCAGCGTCCGGCACCTTCATGTCGCGCAGAAACCGCTCTTCAACCTTCCTGGCGTCATACATCTGCGGCAGCTTCTCAGCCCGCTGCAAAATCGCCTGCGTCTGAGCAAACCGCTGCGTGTCGCTAAAAATAGCCGGGTCGCTGATCGGAATAACGTCTAGCGGTCCGTCAAAATCAGCCGGCTTAATATCAAGGCCAGACTCCTGAGCCTTGATGTCCTCTTCCGTCAGGTAAGCCGAGTTAATCCGGTGCAGAATCTTTAGGCACCGCGCCATCGAGTTGTGCAAACGAGAATGGATGCTGCTGAATACAACCATCCCCTGCTCAATCAGCGCCATCGTGGTGCCAACAGGCTGCGCCGTGTTTGTATCAGACAGCTTCTCAAACGACGTCTGAACAACGCCCTTGCCAGCCTCAACCAGGAAGCCAAGCAACTGATACAGAACCGGGCTTGGAGGGTTGAACGGCATAGGCATGGCGATTTTGCGAACATCGTCAACCATCGCGCCGCCCTCAAGCTCGATGATCTCGGTCGGCTGCAAGTTAATCGTCTGCCCGTTTGGCCCACCCTTGAGCTTCAGCAGCGTCGGGATGTTCTGAATGTGCGCGGAGTCCAGCAGAGCACGCAACGCCCCTGTCGCCGCACCGCTCAAGCCCCCGATCATATGTGTAAGGCCAATCGGATAGGCCCCACGCCACGGGACGAACGGGAACTCTACAATCCAATCAAGCTCCCTGCGCCGATCGTCGTCCGGCTCCCAGTTTCGATATAAACTCAGAGCCTTGCTGCTGCTTTTATCAACGCTGATAATGTAAGGCTCAACGTCATCGCCAAAATCTAGGCTGGTGTAAATCTCAAAGATGGTGCGAAGACCGTCCTCGTTGTAGCCAAGGTCCTTGCGCCCCTCGATCTTATCGTTGGCCTGCGAACTCTCGCTATACTCCGGGTCGTCAGGCGAGCCAACGTCAATGTCCCGATACATGCCCGACTTAACGCGGCTCTGATACTCCATCTCAGTGATATACTGCACATGGGTCTTGCGCTCGGCAGTGTAGAAATTAGTGGCCGAAAACGGCAGATACACGTCGTCAATGGCAATAAACTCAGCCACAGGGCGGGCATACCTGGCGTTCCACATCAGCTTCAGATACTGGCCGCCGCCAAGCGGAAGCTGCGTGCTTAGCTGCTCAAGCTCGCCCCGGAACTCTGGCATTTGCTCGGTCAACTGCCAATTCATAAACGCCGCCTTGCGTCGGCCCTTCTCAACCTTATCGCTGTCCTGAGTCCC